ATATGAAACCTCCTAATGAAAAACAGTTAACTCAAATTAAAGCAGCTGTTGAAGTTAGTATTAAAGAATTAGAGCAAGAATTGCAAGTTGAATTGCAGGAAACAGAGTTGCAGTTGCAACAGGCCTTAGAAACAGGTCAAATCATACAAGAAAGATATGATCTAGAAATAAAGAAAGCTACTGACCAGATGTCAATGAAGATTGAAAAAGCTTATCAAGATTTAATGAGTAAGATGCAAGCAGAAGCTTCGGTTATTGAGAATCTATCTATTACAGAAAAAGAATTTATTGTTTTATCTAAAGAAAAAGATTTTATAAAACATGTACAAGATACAGTTAGATTCCATAAGGATAGAATACAGCAAACTTGTGTAGTGGGTGATAAGACAATGTATAAAAAGGTATTGCCTGATAATATAACGGAATATCCAATCGTACCATTTCATTTTAAATGGACAGGAACTCCATATCCAATATCAGCAGTATCTCCACTAATAGGTAAACAAAGAGAAATAAACAAATCTCATCAAATAATGGTTCATAATGCATCGTTAGGTTCAAGTCTAAGATGGATGCATGAAGAAGGTAGTATAGACCCCGATTACTGGGAAAAATATGCAAGTTCTCCAGGAGCTTTATTGCCTGTGAGGTCTGGAGCTACACCTCCGACTCCCGTACAGCCTGCTCCACTTTCTAATGCTTTTTTTACTATTGTACAAGAAGGTAAACAAGACATGGAATATTTAGCTGGTATCTATTCGGCAATGATGGGAGATGCAGGAGCACAGCATGAAACATATAGAGGTATGCTTGCTGTTGATGAATATGGAACACGAAGAATTAAACAATGGATGACTAATTCACTAGAACCTGGATTAAAGCAAGTAGGAACTTTAGTGATGCAGTTTACCCAAGCAGTGTATTCAGCAAATAAAAGATTTAAGATAGTTCAACCTGATGCATTGCAACAAGAAAAAGAAGTGGAAATTAATATTCCAATTTATAATGATATGGGTCAAGCTATAAAAAAATCAATGGATTATCAAGATGCTAAATTTGATGTAAGAATTATAGCAGGATCAACTATGCCTGTAAATAGATGGGCATATTTAGAAGAGTTGAAACAATTACTTCAGTTTGGCGTTGTTGATGATATTGCGGTATTAGCTGAAACTGATTTAAAGAATAAAGAGCAAATTGCTCAACGTAAGAGTCAATTAGCGCAAATGCAAGGTCAACTCCAATCAATGCAGGAGTCCCTACAGGATAAAGAGGGTACTATAGAAACTCTAGAGCGACAATTAGTACAAGCAGGTATAAAAGCAAAAGTTATGCAGGGAGCTATTGAAGTTAATAAGAAGACTGAACAGCTTAAAGGTGACTTGACTAGAGAGTATCTACAAACTGAAGCAGAGCAGAAGTTATTGAGAGGAGATGCTAAAAATCAAGAAGAGATTGAAAGAGAGAAAGTAGCAATGGCTATTGACAATACTTTAAAGGGATTAACACAGATGCAGAAAAGTGTTGACAAGAAGTAAAAAATATTCGTAAACTATATGTTGATTATAAGGAGTAATAATAATGGCAGAACAAGGAAAGATGCAAAGTAACCCAAATACTGTATCTGAGCAAGAAGCTCATGATAAGGTACTTGGCTCTGAGAACTTCTTTGACCAGCTAGAAGGTAATGTAAATGGAATGGTTAATGATGGTCAAGCTCAGACAGAAGCTGAGGTAACCCCAAGTGAAAGTGGCTCCAAACAGGCAACCCACGTTGAATCACAAAGTGGCTCCAACAATGCAGACTGGGATAACGACAATAACCCATATAAGAAAAGGTATACAGATTCAAGTAGAGAATCAGTGAAGCTTAATGATGAACTGAGACAACTACGACCATTTGTACCTGTTCTTGATGCAATGAAGAAGGACAGTGGTCTTGTAAATCATGTGAGAGACTATTTAAAGGGAGGTGGTCAACCTTCCAAGAGTATAACGGAACAACTGAAGCTGAAAGAGGATTTTGAATTTGATGGCAATGAAGCTGTTAAAGATCCAGATTCTGATTCAGCAAAAGTTTTAAATGCTCATGTTGATAGATTAGTTCAAGCTAGAGTCGGCAATATGCTTGACCAAGAAAAAGTTAAAACTAAACAGATGCAACATGGATTTTTAAAGAAAAAGCAGGAACTTGATTTTAAAAAGAAAACAGGCATGTCAGATGAACAGTATGGTGAAATGGTTGAAAAAGCCAAGAAGTATACTTTGACTCTAGATGATGTTTATTATCTTTTAAATCGAGATAAAACTGCTGCAAATGTTGCGAAACATACTAAACAAGATATGCTCACACAGATGAAGAATGTTAGAGACATTCCTACAAGTGCCAGTGATTCAAACAATCAAGGTCAGACTAGAGATGCAAATAGTGATCTATTTGATGATATTCTAGGTCTTGATGATGTAGATAATCTGTTTGGGTAGACTTTATTTATAGTAAAGACAAGTCTTCTCAAATTTAATAAACCCTACTTGAAGGCGCATAAACGCAGTTGATTGAGGGTTAAATAGGAGACAGTCAAATGTCAGACGTATTTGAAAGTTCGTTATATACGGACGTAGCCTCGTCGAACCAGTCATCTGGTGTGAGGTACGGACCTGGACTTGACACTGGTGATCTTCGTAGAAAGTTTAATTTTGGTGATAGAGTATCTGAGTTATCAATATCTCAGGACCCTTTCTTTAGATTTGTTTCTAAAGTATCCAAAAAAGCTACGGATGATCCTAGTTTTAAGTTCTCAGAAAAACGTGGTTCATGGCATAAGCGATATGCTTATGTGTGTAATCATGGAACAACAGCTCCAGGAGCAATAGATGGATCGCAGGCAACAGTAACACATACTAATACTGATGCTGGGGATACTTATTATTTCACAATGATAACTGATTATCTAAGTGATGGTAATAGAGCCAATGTATTCGGACAATCTGGTGGAGAAATATCTCCAGGGGATGCAGGAACAAAGCCTGGATTTTATATTCCTGGGCAATTATTAAAGATACCATATTCAACAACAGCAACAGATGCTTCTTGGACTGATGCTGCAGGTGGATCTGCAACAAGACCTGATGGTTACTTAATTGCTAAAGTCACAGAGGTTAACGCTATAAGCAATACTGCTGTAGATTTAAAAACTGAGATTGTTAGTGATGGCGGTGCAGCTGCTGATTACGAGTTAATGTCTTTCCAGATGCATAATAATGCTTTGGATGGGGAAGATGTATCTGGACTCTCAGTCCATGATTATCTAGAGCCTAAAAGATGTTATGTAATTGGTTCAGCATTTGCTGAGGGATCTGGTTATCCAGAAACTTGGAAAGATCAGCCTTACTCAACAGGTTATGGTCAAACTCAGATATGGAAAACTTCCATGGCAATGACTAATACTGCAAGAGCAACATCTCTTAAGTATGAGGCAAATGAGTGGGCTAGAATCTGGAGAGAGAAGCTAATCGAACATAAATGGGATCTTGAGCAATCATTATTATTTGGTTCTCAACATTCTTCAGATGCTGGTATTAATTATACCGAAGGTGCTGTTGATTTTATTTCAACATATGGTAATTCATTCACATGGGATGTTGATAAGTCACAAGATGATTTCTTAAATGACATGTCTAATTACCTAGATCCAAGATATAATAATGGTGGAGCAACTGTATTCTTTGTGAGAACAGATGTATACAATTGGCTTCATAAGCTAGATGGTTACTTTGCTAATAATCTAGAAAAGTCAGCTAATTATAGATATGACTTTGCTAATGCAGGCAAGAGTAAAACTCTAGGTGTAGATATAACTAAGATATCAACAGTGTATGGCGATATGAACATTGCAAGGAACATTCACTTAGATGGCACTAATATTGCTATGCTAGGTATTGATATGAAGCATTGTGCATATAGACCACTAGTTGGTAATGGTCTTAATAGAGATACTTCAGTATACGTAGGAGTTCAGACATTAGAGAACTCTGGGGTCGATCGTAGAGTAGATATGATACTAACTGAAGCTGGAATGCAGTGGGAAATGCCAGAATCCCATGCAATCTGGGTAGGATAAGGAGATAAATTATGGCTAATCCAATGTTTGGGCAAAATAAATCTGACGATATTCTTGAAGCTTTAGCTACCAGCATGGGTGCTGGCAATAAAGGCGCTACTTCTTTGAGAGTTCAAAGATTCCATGGATCTATAGCAGCATCTTCTACTACTGATCTAGATTTCACTCCTGATCAAGATGATGTAACCATCCTTGGTGGTTATATTAAAGTTGAAGGAATAAGTGGTAGTGGTGATTTTGATGTTGATTTAACTGCAGCTCACTCACTTCTTGATACGATAACAGCTGATGGTACTTATGCTTTGGGGACTCAATACATAGCTTCAGGTGAGGTTGTACGTATTGATCCACAAACAGCAAGTGACACAAAAGTAACTATTGATGTTTGCTTGATAACTTGTAAACTAGTAACTGCATAAGGAGGGTTAAATGGCAACTAGAACAAAAAAATACTGGCTTGCGAATAACCCTAACGCTGAGATTACTAATGCAGAAGTTACTGAATTAGGTCAATTAAGTTCAGCAGAGCTTCAATTGCTTGATGAAGATTCAACCAATCCTAGTGATGGGTCTTGGGCATCTGTAAGCAGATGGGCTAAAGCTGGATATGACTTCGCTGTAGACGGTGGTGCTACAAGTGCAATTGGTCTTGGTGTAACTATCCCTGATAATGCTATCGTTACTGGTGGTTTTGTTGAAGTAGTTACAACGTGTACTAGTTCAGATGACTCTGGTACTATGGCGTTGCATATACAAACTGCAAATGACCTTGTTACTGCTACTGCCATATCTGGCGGTAGTAATATATGGGATGCTGGTATACATAGTATTGTACCAGCAGGTACTGGAGCCACAGCAATTAAGTGTACTGCTGCAAGAGAGATCACTGCTACTATAGCAACTGATGCTTTTACAGCTGGTAAGCTTAATGTCTGGCTACAATACGTTATAGGTGAGTAATAGTTAGTATGTAATAATAGTTATGCCCCCTTTGGAGTTTCCTCTTCAGGGGGTGTAACATAACGGTCTCATTCACGGGTCTACGGACCCTTAGAGAGGAAGGAAATAAATGGCTTACAGTTTTA